GGTTGATTCGCCGCTGGACTCTGATTGCTTGTCATGGAAACTGACACTCAGCGACTCTGTGAAGACGTTGGAAGCACATATTCCCTTTATGTGCACCCGCAAAGCCTGCTTTGTTGGTTCGGTTGCTCCCATACCATCTGCGTCTCTGTACAATGAGACGTTCACTGGGATTTTGCAACTGTATGCTGACAACTTTACAGCTACGTCTTCGATGGTTGCTAGTAATGGCAAGCTTGTCCTTGAGGTGGCAGCTGGTCCTGACTTTCAACTCTTCGGGATCAGGGAAGGATATGGTCCAAACGGTGGGCCTCCGGACTACTTCGTCAACCCTGCAAATGTCATGTCTTTTAATGATGTGCCAGATGCTAAAGTGGCTGTGAGATACAGGGAGCAAGGGAAGACGGGGCCTTCCGGCAAAGGAATGACAGCGACAAAAGGGAAGAACACTACGCGGACTGCGGTGCTGGATGAGACCTTCTCTTCTAATGAGAGGAAAGCACCCGACAATTACGTGCCCGTTGACGAGTTTCTGCGGGGTGGCGAGTTGCCTGCTGTCTACCAGGAACTTGACGTCAAACACGTCCTCGCTAAGCCGCGCTTTATGGGACGTTATGGCCTGGTCAATGTCACCGAGAACTGGGTCGCAGCTTTTGTTTGCCCTGCTAACTATTCAGCAGCAATGAGGTTGTCTGTGGATGACGGTAGTGATAGTGCGTTGCTGTCGTCGTACGTGTTCCATCAGGGTTCGTGGTATCTCGGCGTCTCCAGCTTGACGCCGCGTGGTGGGGCGGCTGCTGTACGCGTCATCTATGTTCCAGGGCCTAATAGCTTTGACACTCTAACCGCGCTATCTAACACGGAGGCCAACAAAGTCAGGATTGAAGCAATGAGTGGTTTCGGCTTCGTCGAGGTCGCCATGCGGTCTGGACACACAAATTGGTACCATGTGCCCTGGAACCACGCTCACACCATGTGCTACGGGGGCCCTGTCACCAACGCCTCGTACCCAGGACATCGATCTGATGGAGTTTTAATCATTTACACTGCAAATGTTGCTGGCATTGCGGCACTGCCATTCAGCAATATTGAGTTCTGGGGGAAAGTAGCAGATGACTATAAGGTGTCACGTATGACCAGAGGATCGAAGATGACGTCTGCCATCCAAGTGCCGTCTCTTACCATCGCC